AAAAAGCCCCTGCGTTAAGCAAGGTTAAAACTCCTAAATTGATTAAAATTAATCCGATAATTAATAGAATTGTTTGTGTGTAATTAGAAAGAAAATTCTTCACTCGTGTAAAATTCATTGTTAGCTTCATTGCTTCCCCCCTCGATTATCTCGTTACTGGTATAAACCCAAGCGTTCATTAAAGCCGCTAGTGGATCAATCTTATTGTTATGCTTCATCTTGTTAATCCGACAATTTCCAGTGCTGTCATAGATAAGCACGCTGTTATCGACTGCGACAGCCAACAAATTATTATTCGGGTGCGTAATCTGTCCATTGAGTAAATACTCCTTGAATTGTTTAGTCGGAAAGCTTAACGTCTTGTTATTCTGTGCTGTTTCAACTAGCGGCCAGTCTTCGTTTTCAAACTGTCCTAACAAGTACCCGAATGACCACGGGTCGTACGTGATCGCCTCAACTTTCAAGTTGTTTTCAGTTACCATATTTTTAATAAAGTCGAATATAGCTTGATAGTCAATGACACCCGATTCCAAGTCGGTTATATCGCACTCGCCAGCGCTTGCTAACGCTTTATAATTGATATTATCAGCTTTCATCTTTTCGACAATTCCATACTTGGTAGCCACCCACGAGTGGGAATCGCAATAATAAGTCCCGTCATCTTGTGGGACTATCCAGCTTACGCTTGTTAAATCATTGCTTTTCGACAAATCAATACCAAAAATAATTTTCTTACCGTGTATATCCGGCGTATCTACGATTGTCTTAGCCCACTCCTCGTGCGATATAAAGCTATCTTCGTTGCTTTGATACCACATATTAAATTGCTTCACCAACACGGGAACCAAGTCGTTTTGTTGTATGGCCATTTCAACATCGTTGCTTAGATTCTCGGCCATTAACTGCTTAACAGCTGGGACAGAAAACAACGGGTTAGCTTTGATCCAGCAATCTTTGTCGTTAACTTCTTCTCGGTCGTCTAACTCCCAAATAGCGATAAATTGTCGGTCGTTGGCTTGCTTGCCGTTTAGAATATCAGCCATCACTTGGTAGTCCTGAAACATTGCGGCTCGCAAATTAAAGCCTGACGTGCTGATAATACACAGGAGGCCGTTTTTTTGTTGTCCCATACCACTTTTAATCACGTTGTAAATATCGTGGTTACTTGCTTGGTGGTATTCGTCAATTATTGCCGTGGTAGGATTAAAGCCGTCAAGTGTCTCTGCTTTGCCGGCAACTGGCACGATAAAACTATCATCATCAAGTTTAGTTATCTGCTTCTTTTTTATGTCTAGCGTGCTTCGTAGGGCTGGACTTAATTTAACAACTTGTCGTAACTCACTTGAGACCATTTCATAGCCGATTTTAGCTTGCTTTAAAGCATTGCTGACAAATAACACTTGCCGATTCTTAGCCGGCTTATCTTCGAGTAATAGGCTTGTGATTGCGATACAACTAGCCACGTAAGTCTTTGAGTTTTTACGAGCCATACTTATGAAAGCTTTGTTGTATCTGCGATTGCCTGTATCCTTTTCACGCCAGCCGTACAATGAACCGATCAGCCACTTTTGAAATAAAGCCATTTCCAGCTTCGTGCCGTCCGTCTTAGGAATCAAACTCATAAACTTAATAGCTTTATTGGCTTGTTTGCCGTCAAAGTAGTAATTGAAATTATCATCATTATTGATACGTTCACGGTCGTTTAACTCACGCTTGCAAGCTAACTTAATTTTGTTGTTGGCGACAATTTCACCACTTAGCACCTTGTTGCAATAATCTAAAACTGGGTCATTATTCATCATTAATCAGGGCTTTAAATGGATCGTCAATTTCACCGTTTTGAACGTTATTAAGTAGTTGCTTAACTCTTGCGTTCATTGTTAAATTAAGGTCACGTAATAGGTCGTTAACGTTTTTCAGTGCTGAATTGTATACGGTGGTTGCCATGTTACGCTTACCGTCAACCATCACAACACCGTCCGAGTGAATCGAATCTAACGATTGTTGCAACTGGTCTAAGCTTTCCGCTAGTAAACTAATTTGTAGTGAATCAATCTGCGCGAACGGTACGTCACTATCACTCACCAACGTTAACAATAGGTCAAAAAATCGTTTGCCTTGCTTGCTTAACTTAATCGCTGGTTGTAAGTCCAAGTCTTGGCCGAGCATTGACTTAGCTTGTTCTCTTGTCTGCTTCATTGTTCGTGATTCATTTGAATTATTTTTTAATTTAATCATTGACTCCTTACCTCCCTCGTGGTATTCTATATGTATAGAAAAGCCGTTAAATAAGGAATTATACGGCTTCAGTGCGCAAAAATTTTTGTTTTTTTAATTTAAAAATCGGGAATTTTAATTTTTAAGAGTAGGACGCTCATTGCGAACGTTTCTGCATAGCCCCCCTATATTGTTCGGGTTTTAATTACTAGCCTTTAGGGCTTATTTTTTTTGCTTCCCGTTCAGCTTGTGACTTTAAACTATGATGATAATCACAAAGACTTTGCAAGTTGTTCCAGTCATACGCTGAACCACCGTCTGCCAAGCTCTTGATGTGGTCGACTGACGTTGCTAGATTAATCATTCCAGCCCTTTTGTCAGCCCTTTTACTGGCCTTTAGACAAGCCTCACATATCGGATTGGCTTCTCGATAAAGTCGACTTGTCTTTCGCCAACGATTGCTTGAATGAATCTCATTAGCAAACTCACTTGTTGAACTTACATGAGAATCTTTTGGTTTATGCTTGTCACAATATCTTTTGTTTAAGTCTATTAACCTTTTACAACCTGAATGACTACAATACTTTTTAGCTATCATAACTAATCACTCGGACTTGTCGTTTCTCCGACTGCTGATAGAACGATCGTGTCATATCCATTGACTTCGTAATCTGGATTAACACTTGCAACATGATACGTTTTTGAGTTTGGTTTAGGTAAAGTAATCGTGTAAGAATTATTACTCATTGCTTCCACAAAGTGATCGTCATGACGAGCAATAATAGTCACCTTGTCTTTAAGATAATCGAATGCGTTCGAGCTGACACTCTGTGACAACGACTGCTTATAGTAGCCAAAGTAAAAGTCGAATAGTCTAACGTTAGTGTTAACCCAATTCCCGTTGTCTAACTCTTGCGAATCAACCTTATTAAACGTAGCTTTGTAACGTAATCTTTCCAATGTAATCTTCATTATCAATTCCTCCTTGATCCTTAACGCAAAATAAAAAAGCCTTATGGCTTTGTATGTAGGTGGTAGCTTATCGCTACCCTTTTAAATTTAAAAGCAGGCACTTGCAAACTTCTTGGCCGGCGTAATAACTTTAGCACAAGGGTCGAGGTCTAAACTCTCACCGCCCGAACGTTTATACGTGGTAAACTTTAACCGGCCTTGGAAGTATTTCATAACGAACAAGGCTCTTAGGCTTTGACTGTACCAGCCATCTTTATAATCAATTATCTGTGTTTGCTTCAGCAAGTCGATAGCGTCTTGATAACTAACTACTCCACGCTTAACAATCATTTCAACAAATCGTTCAAGCCCAGCTTCGTCAAATGCTTCACGTTTGGTACGTGTGTTGATATTGCTGAATGTGTTATCGGCTAGCTCCTTACCGTAAGCCGTAGCAACCGTTGCATAGTTTAATGCCGTGTTGTAATCCATACCAGCCACACGAGAGAAGTCCGCTTCTCGTAAGTCTAAACATTGATAATAAACATGTTTATGTGCGGTCTGTTTTCTTTCAGTTTGTGTTAAATCTTCCCACGATAGCACCTTGATAACGCCAGCCACACACAATAAATTGATGAGTCTCTTCGTGGCTTGAACACTATATTTCAAAATGAATCGTTTACCGCAAGCACGATAAAGGTCGCAAGCGTTAGATTCTAGCGCCAAATGTCCACCTTTGACAACCTGTTTACCTTGGTAGAACATTAGTGTATTGATTGTCTTCAGTAATTGCCACATGGCCGGCTTGTGATTGTAAGCCGTTTTCAATTGACCATGTGGGTCTTTCATCATTTTCAAGTTGTTTTGAATCATAGTTAGTTCGTTGGCTTGCTTACCGTTACCTTTTACTTCATACTTCGCAATATATTTTGTATTCATTGTTTGTTTATTATCCATACTTTAAGCACTCTCCTTTATTAATTGTATGTACCTTACAACGGCTCTCACCGTCATAAGTAGGAGGAAAAGGAATAATGAGACATACGAGATGTATGTATAAAAAAAGTGCCATACACAATAGCCACGGTAGGATTCCACTATTGTATATGACACTAGATGTACTTTTATAATAGCCCGAATCCTACAACGGGGTATATGTGTTTATGTACCCAACGAGTGGATAAAGCC